GACAGGGAGATCCGACTTCTTACCCGTCATTATCTGCCGGAAGCGCAGCTGCTTAACGTCGCTAACAAAAACCGCGCCATCTACCGCCAGTGGGTGAAAGCGGGCTGGATACGCACCACTCCCGGCGACTGTATCGACTATGACCGCATCCGTGATGATATCCTGCACGACGCTGAAACCTTCAATATCCGGCTGGTGGGCTTCGATACGTGGAACGCGACGCATCTGCGTACCCAGCTACAGGGAGCGGGGCTCGATGTGGAGCCTTTCCAGCAAACCTATCTGCGGTTCAGCCCGGTTGCTAAATCTTTTGAGGTGTTCGTTAACCGCAAGGTATTACGCCATCGTGGCGATCCGGTTCTGTCTTGGGCTATGGGTAACGTGGTGATGGAGTCCGACGCTAACGCCAACATAAAGCCTAACAAAAAGAAATCCGGTAACAAGATAGATCCTGCGGTCGCAACGTTGATGGCGTTCGGTACCTTCCAGGCAGAGCATGAGGATTTTGCTTTTGATATGAGTGATAGATACAAAGAAAGACTGGCTTCATTTAATGGTCTATAAGAAATAATATTAAAGACAATTGTTTTATAAGCAGCATGAGCACACTATTTTTGAAATGGTGTGCTCATGCTGTTTTGTTTTCTATTGCATTAAATTTAAAAGAGTTTCTAATTTTAAGTTTTCAATGTTGAGTGGCAGTCTGTTGATTTTTTTATTTTCTAGCGCGGCTACCTCATCCTTAGTTGTCAATCTTTCATTTATGTAATATAACTCTTTGGTGCTTTCATCCGCCTCTGTGTATTTTAGAGTTGCAGTTGTTATTATGTCTATTGATACTATTTCGTCTTTATTTTTATTGTTTAGCTCTACAACTTGCTGAGATAAGTTAAAAGCATGTGAATTGTTGTTTTTTCCAGATAATTCAGATAGTTTCCCTTTCCCTCCGTTTGCAGTGTAGCTCACCCAATAATAACTAATTGGCACTAATATCTCATTGGAAGTTTGATTTGTGGTTTTTTTAACTAAAATATATGTTTTAATATTTTTATCAAAATTTTGTATTGGGTATCCTTCGTTTGTAATTGATAGTCTTTCAGTATGGTAAATATGTAGGTTATCATCGTACTCAAGACTTTTTTGGAATATAAAGACAGGGCTGTAGTTTAATTTTGATATTTGATTTTGATTATCTCCTATCTTATAAGATAAATACATTGCGCATATGCTTATTATAATTTGAGCTATTATTGATAGTTTTTCTAAAAATGATTTTTCTTGTGCCATTGGTCCGCCATAATTCTCTGTCTTTAAATGATTATTTCTTACAGTTTAAGTATTTCGATTGTTCTTAAGTTTTGTTTGCTGTCATTATCATCCTTGACTCACTTATTCCGTATGTGACAAAGCTCTCAACTCTGTGTATTGCAGTGTGTTTGGCTCGGTTACTCTATAAAAACAAAATAAGCCAAAAAAACATTATAAATCAAAGGATAAAAAAGTCTTGCAATAAATATCACGAACATCCCACAGATTCGCTCTACACCACTATGCTGACGGGTATGGGGGCGCGGCGACAACCACTAATGTGGGCGATCACGACGGCGGGTTACAACATTGAGGGTCCATGCTACGACAAACGGCGTGAAGTGATTGAGATGCTGAACGGCACAGTACCGAATGAGGAATTGTTCGGCGTGATATACACCGTCGACGAGGGGGATGACTGGACCGATCCTAAAGTGCTGGAAAAAGCTAACCCGAATATGGGCGTGTCGGTCTATCGTGACTTTCTCCTCAGCCAGCAACAGAGAGCTATTAATAACGCCCGTCAGGCTGGTGTATTTAAAACTAAACACCTCAACATCTGGGTTGCAGCCCGTGCCGCTTTCTACAACCTGGTTTCCTGGCAGAACTGTGAGGATAAGACACTTACGCTGGAGCAATTCGAAGGACAGCCATGTGTTCTGTCTTTCGACTTGGCGCGCAAGCTGGATATGAACAGTATGGCGCGGTTGTTCACCAGGGAAATTGACGGCAAGACACATTACTACAGCGTTGCTCCCCGCTTCTGGGTTCCCTACGACGCAGTATTCAGCGTTGAAAAGAACGAAGATCGTCGTACTGCGGAGCGATTTCAGAAATGGGTTGAAATGGGACTGCTTACAGTTACTGATGGCGCTGAAGTTGATTACCGCTACATCCTTGAAGAGGCCAAGGCGGCAAACAAGCTCAACCCAGTCAGTGAGTCACCGATTGACCCGTTCGGCGCGACGGGGCTTTCACATGATCTGGCTGATGAAAGCCTTAATCCGATCACTATCGTTCAGAACTACACCAATATGTCTGATCCGACGAAGGAGCTGGAAGCCGCCATTGAGTCAGGCCGCTTTCATCACGACGGGAACCCGATTATGAGCTGGTGTATCAGCAACGTCGTCGGGAAGTATTTGCCCGGTAATGACGATGTGGTTAAACCCATCAAAGAGCAGAACGAAAACAAAATCGATGGCGCGGTTTCGCTGATTATGGCAATCGGACGGGCAATGTTGAATAGCCGGGCGAGTAATTCATCCGTTTACGACGAGGAAGATGTAGCATGCTAATGACGTTTTTAAGTTTTTTTATCGGCCTCGCCGGAGCCGCATTACTGTCTGCCGGTGCCTGGCTTATTTCACCTGCAGCCGGGCTTATTACTGGCGGTTCAATCTGCCTGCTGTGGTCATTTTTAATCGCGAAATCAATGTCTGCCAGCGTAATTAAATCAGGGGGTGAATAATGTTCATTCCCCAGATGTTTCGGGGTAAATCTCAGTCTGGTGGTAGTTTTTGGCAGGCGATGCTGGGTGGTGTGAGTTCCAGCCAGAGCAAGGCGGGGATCATTATCACTTCTGAAACCGCAATGGCGTTATCGGCGGTCCGGGCATGTGTAACGCTTCTGGCAGAATCGGTGGCGCAACTGCCGTGTGAACTTTACAGGCGAGGCGCTAACGGAGGCCGTGAACGGGCGACTGACCACCCTGTTTATGATCTGATTCATTCCCAGCCCAACAAAAAAGACACTTCATTTGAATACTTTGAACAGCAGCAGGGCCTGCTTGGTCTGGAGGGGAATTGCTACTCGATCATCGACAGGGACGGGAAAGGTTATCCCCGCGAATTAATCCCGGTTAATCCCCAAAAGGTCATTGTCCTGAAAGGCCCGGATGGGATGCCATATTATGAACTACCCGAAATTGGCGAAACGTTGCCAATGCGCATGATGCATCATGTGAAGGTCTTCTCATTGGATGGCTATATCGGCAGTTCCCCAATCCAGACGAACGCGGATGTTCTTGGACTAAACCTCGCCGTGGAAGAGCATGCTTCTCAGGTCTTTCGCCGTGGTACAACGATGAGCGGCGTTATTGAGCGTCCAAAAGACGCTCCGACGATCAAAAGCCAGGATGCTATCGACCGCCTGCTGGCAAAGTGGACGGACAGATATTCCGGCGTCAGAAACGCCTTCTCTGTTGCATTGCTTCAGGAAGGGATGAGCTACAAGCAGTTATCTCAGGACAATGAGAAAGCGCAGCTGTTGCAGTCCCGTCAGTGGGGCGTGGAGGAAGTGTGCCGACTCTATAAAATCCCGCCTCATATGGTGCAGATGCTGGCGAAAGCCACGAATAACAACATTGAGCACCAGGGACTGCAGTTTGTGATGTACACGCTGTTAGCCTGGCTGAAGCGTCATGAAGGCGCATTAATGCGCGATCTGCTTTTACCCAGCGAGCGCGGTGATCTGTACATTGAATTCAATGTTTCTGGCCTGCTGCGCGGGGATCAGAAGTCACGCTATGAATCTTATGCGCTAGGCCGCCAGTGGGGCTGGTTATCGGTTAATGACATTCGCCGCATGGAGAACCTTCCACCCATCACCGGAGGAGACAAATACCTGACGCCTCTGAATATGGTCGACAGTAAGCAAATCTTCCCCGGCGATAAAGCGCCAACAGCTAAACAACTGGCAGAAATCGAAACTATTCTGGCCAGAGCCTGATTATTTCCCGCGCTGCGGGCTGACCTGGTATATCTCATGACAACAAAATTAATTAATCTGCCGCATCTGGCAGAGATGGTCTTTGGCGTTCCTCATTACGCTACACAACAAACGATGGACGCCGTGAAGGCGGTGTTGCTTCCCCGTATTCAGGGAACGCTGACGGATCCGGTCATTACGATGGCGTTAAATCCAGATGATTCGCCATCCCCTGAAGATGTTCAGCCAGCAGGGGGTATTGCTGTGATACCTGTTCACGGGATACTGGTTCCTCGTCGCGGGCAAATTACAGCGATGTGTACCGAACTGACGAGTTATGAGCGTATCCGCAGCCAGCTGCATTCAGCATTAAATGACCCCTCCATCAGTGAAATTGTTCTGGATATCAATTCCGGAGGTGGTGCAGCGGCAGGTTGCAAAGAGCTGGCGGATTATATTTACCAGTCGCGAGAAACGAAACCGATCACCGCGATTGTGAATTTCAACGCTTTTTCTGCTGCGTATTTCATTGCTTCAGCATGCAGCAAAATCGTCATCAGTCAGACCAGCGGCGTCGGTTCCATCGGCGTCATCATGGAGCACCTGGATACGTCAAAGCTGGAAGAAAACGTGGGGGTAAAATTTACTGCGCTATACCGGGGAGATAACAAAAATAATGCAACGCCACATGCACCGTTGAGCGAATCGGCCCTTGCAATGATCGACAAAATGCTCGACGACATGTACGAAATATTTACCTCATCAGTTGCCGAATATCGTGGCCTCAAACAGCAGGCAGTCGTTGATACTCAAGCTGGTCTGTATTTCGGTGGCGATGCCATTTCTGCTGGTCTTGCCGATGAAATATCGGATCCTCAGTCTGCGATTAATGCCATTGCGGCAAAGTACAAACAACCTCAACAAACCACTTCCATAAAGTTGCAGGCCGCCGCGATGGACCTGCAAACCAGAATGTGACCCGGCGCTAACGCGTCATTACCAGAAAGCAGCCTGTTGGCTGCTTTTTTTATGCCAAAAAGAGAGAAAAAACATGGATCATATTGAAGAATTGCGTCGTGAACGTGCGGGTATTAATCAGAAGGTTCAGGTACTGGCGGCAGTAGAAACTGGTGGCGGTACGCTGACAGCGGAGCAGTTAACCGAATTTGCCAGCCTGCAGCAGCAGTTCACGGATATCAGCGCTAAGATTGAGCGTCTGGAAGCGGCTGAACGTGCTGCTGCGCTTGTCGCCAAACCGGTTAAAGCCACACAGCAGGCTCCTGGTATCAGCATTAAGGCAGAGCCAAAGCAATATACCGGCGCAGGCATGACCCGTCTGGTGATGTCGATTGCGGCAGCACAGGGTAACGTCCAGGACGCTGCAAAATTTGCAGCTGAAGAACTGAATGACCCGTCTGTCTCGATGGCCATCAACACTGCCGCAGCGTCAGGTGGCGTTCTTATTCCGCAAAACCTGCACAGCGAGGTGATCGAACTGCTGCGTGATCGCACTATCGTTCGTAAGCTGGGCGCGCGCTCCATTCCGCTGCCGAACGGTAATATGGCGCTGCCGCGTCTGGCCGGTGGTGCGACGGCGAGCTACACCGGGGAAGGCAAGGATGCGAAAGTATCAGAAGCCCGCTTTGATGATGTGAAACTCACTGCGAAAACCATGATTGCGATGGTGCCAATCTCCAACCAGCTGATTGGCCGTGCTGGCTACAACGTAGAGCAGCTGGTCCTGCAGGATATTCTGACCGCGATTTCTGTTCGTGAAGATAAAGCCTTTATGCGCGATGACGGTACCGGTGATACGCCTGTCGGTATGAAAGCGCGGGCAACTGAGTGGAACCGCCTGCTGCCGTGGGAAGCTGCTGCAGAGGTTAATCTGCAGACGATTGATACCTATCTCGACAGCATCATCCTGATGGCTATGGACGGCAACAGCAACATGATCAGCTGCGGCTGGGGTATGTCGAACCGTACCTACATGAAACTGTTCGGTCTGCGCGACGGTAACGGTATCAAGGTCTACCCGGAAATGGCCCAGGGGATCCTCAAGGGATTTCAGATTCAGCGTACCAGCGCTATCCCGGCAAACCTCGGTGACGGCGGCAAGGAGTCAGAAATTTACTTCGCTGACTTTAATGACGTGGTAATCGGTGAAGACGGCAACATGAAGGTGTCCTTCTCGCAGGAAGCCTCCTACCAGGACGGGGACGGCAATCTGGTTTCCGCGTTCTCTCGTAACCAGTCGTTGATCCGCGTGGTGACGGAGCACGATATCGGCTTCCGTCATCCGGAAGGTCTTGTTCTCGGGACAAAAGTGCTGTTTTAACCGGTCCTGCACTCTGTGCGACCACGGTCGCACAGAGTAAAAGCACGTAATTCCCCAGGCCCGCAGCAGCGGGTTTTTTCTTTTCAGGAGCAAAACGATGACGACGAAAGCGGCAAAAGCAGCGGCAGCAGCGGCTGCAGCCGGTGATGTGAAAAAGCCGGATGAACTGACGCCGGAAAATACAGTGGACGGGGATGGCGGTCAGAATACTGCAGCGGGTTCAGGTGATACAGGTGTTGATCTGACCGGAAGTGAAACAAACGTGGCCACGAGCCTGACGGGAGCAGAAATGGTGCGGAAAGCGGTTTTTTTTCTGGGACCCTATCATCGTTATTCGCGCGGCGATATGGCCTGTTTTGATGCTGAGTACGCAGAGAAACTGGTTGAACGCCATATCGCGGTATGGCCAGAAGATGCGGAAAAGGCGCTGAGTCCCCGCAAGGGAGCCGATGACCATGATATTGACATTGGATGACGTGAAAACCCAGCTCCGTCTGGAGCCGGATTTCACGGAGCATGACAGCATGCTCACTAAAATGGTGGCGGCTGCGCAGAAGAGTATTGAGCGTGACTACTACTGCAAACTGGTGGGAAGCGACGACGAACTGCAGGCGCTGCCGGAAGGTGTACGCGGTTTTGTGGCAGATGAAGATATCCAGCTGGCCATGCAGTATCTGGTCGGGGATGCGTATCTGAATGGCTTCACCGGTCAGTGGCTGGAGACGGCTGCGGTCCGGCATCTTCTTTTCCCGTTGCAGGAGAATACGGTATGAGCCTGAAACCGGAAGAGATGACCTGCCGTCTTTCGATTGGGTATATGCAATCCGGTCGGGGACCGCTGGGTGAACACCTGCCGGAGCAACTGGTCACGACCGGGAAAGCCTGGGCGAAGCGCGAGCTGGTATCGGGCAGAAAGGTCCGCACACTGGATCAACAACAGGTTATTGAAACGTGTCTTTTTGCCACTCATCCGAACCTGAATATTGATATCGACTGGAAAATAACGACGTCTGACCGGGTTTATACCGTTCGTAACGTCGAACGTCTTGCGGACCGCTTCATCATCACAGGGGAGGCAGACGCACGTCATGATCGAGCTGGCATTAAAGACAGCACTTGAACGCCTGACCGGGCTGGATGTTTACCCTCTGCTCCTGCCTGATGAGCTGCAGGAGGGAATTACTTACCAGTGTATCTCCGATCCGGAGTTGTACGCCGGACTGTTGCGCACAGGCCTGATTGCAGGCCGCTTCCAGATAGCGATTCATCTGCTTAATGACTACACCCGCCTGTTACAGCTGGATAAGAAAATCAGCGTGGAATGGACCGCTATCGTGCATGGCCAGCTGGAGGGCTTTCCCGTGCAGAATGTGATTCGGGGTGGAATACAGCAGAGTAAATCGGTACTGACCAGCGGCAATATTCAGTACCGGCTCGTCCGGGATTTCACCTTTCACTACCGGGACACCTCACCATGATCACTATGGATGTAAAAGGGCTGGACGAGCTGGAGCGGCAGCTTATCGCACTCGGTGAAAAGGTCGGCACGAAGGTGTTACGTGACGCGGGGCGTGAGGCGCTGAAAGTGGTTGAAGAAGACATGAAACAACATGCCGGCTTCGATGATGCGTCCTCTGCAGAGCATATGCGTGATTCCATCAAAATTCGCGCATCCACGCGGAAAGGTCGCGGAAATACGGTGGTCACCCTTCGGGTTGGCCCCAGCAAGAAGCATTACATGAAAGCGCTGGCCCAGGAGTTCGGTACGGTTAAACAGGTTGCCGATCCGTTCATCCGTCCGGCACTGGATTACAACGTCCAGCAGGTTCTGCGCATTCTGACCGTAGAAATCCGCAATGGCATTCAGAACAGGTAGCAACCGCTGCCCACTATTTAAGAGAGAATCATTATGGCTGATGAAAATAACACGCCAAAATCATCCCCTGAGTACGCAATGCTTCCTGCCGGGACGGTGGTGAAGTTCGGCGAGGTGGGGGCCGCTGTGGCGGCGCTCAAACCCCTGATTAACTGTAAGGCACTGGGCGCGACAGGTCAGACGGGAGGATTTGTCGACTGTACCACCCTGCTGGACAAGAGTAAGCAGTCGGTGTCAGACCTGCCGGAAGGGCCGGAGAAATCGCTGGGATTCATTGACGACCCGGAAAACGAAGATTTCACCGCGTTCCTCAATGCTGCAGAACAGCGTAAGACCGTTCAGTTTTATATTGAGCTGCCGAACAAACGAACGGCTTCAATGATCCTTGCGCTTTCAGGCTGGCAGATGAACGAAATCACCGCCCCTGCCAGTGAAGTTATCCAGATTACGGTGCAGGGTAAGCAAAACAACATTAAATGGGGGATCGCCGCCCCGGCGCCAGATGCCGGCGCGTAATCCGTTTCCCGTTACACACCGCCTCCGGGCGGTTTTTTTTCGTCTGAAAAACAGGATACACCATGTCTGAATTTAGCCTCTCCGCACTGAAAAATGCACTGCTCAAAACGAAATCCACGCCGACTGAAACTGAAATTTTAGGCACAAAGGTTTACCTGCGTCGGCTGACGGCGGCTGAGCTTATTGATCATGAAGATGCACTCATCGAGGCGCAGACCTCTGGCAATGCCCGCATGGCGTCTGAGCTGAGCGTACAGATTGTTATCGACAGCCTGGTTCAGCCTGACGGCTCGCCGATTAAAGCCAAAGACAAACCCACGGCGAAGGAGCTGCTGGCGGCACACGATAACGTTGTGCTTCTGGATGCCATCGACAAAGTGAAAAAACACGCCATCGGTAAGCTGGAAACCGCCGAAAAAAACTGAGTGACTCGCCCTGGCTGGAGCTGATTTTCTGGCTGGCCGACCGCTGGGGCGAGCCTGACCCGTCCAAAATTGCAGCGCTTCCGGCAGACACGCTTTTCCACTGGCGTGCTTTCTTCATCAAACAGGGCATTTTCAAAAAGCCTTCGCCAGAAGGTTCTGACAATAACCCGCCCCCTGTTAAATCACCCGCAGCAGCGAACCAGAGTCTGGATGCGCAGTGTGCGGCAGTCATGAAGGTATTAATGTAATGGGTGACGTTGCCTCTCTTGCCGTTGGGCTGCATCTGAATGCAGCGAACTTTAAATCGCAGCTGATGAGCGCCTACGGCAGCGCTGAGAGTCAGTCACGCCAGTTTAACCGCAATGCCCAGGCTGATGCGAAAAAGACAGAGGATGCCTATAAGCGTGTTTCTGCTTCGGTATCGGGGCTGGTTGGCCGGCTGGCAGGTTTTGCCGGAGCGGGGTTATCGCTGGGCACTATTATCAGCACCACGCGGCAATACAGCCAGTCGTTGTCGGATTTGCAGGCCATCACCGGTGCCACCAGTGCGCAGATGAAACTGTACGATCAGGCGGCGCAGGAAATGGGCCGCACAACGGAATACAGCGCATCACAGGCTGCTGAGGCCATTAAGCTGATGGCATCGGCAAAGCCTGAACTGCTGAGTACCTCTGCGGGGCTGACGGCGGCGACCAAAAGCGCGTTAACGCTGGCCCAGGCGGCAGGGACGACGCTTCCGGATGCCACCCGAACGCTGGCGCTGTCGTTAAACCAGTTTGGTGCGGGAGCCAGTGAAGCCGACCGGTATATCAACGTACTGGCTGCTGGCGCGAAATTTGGCTCGTCGGAGATAGCCGACACGGCTGCTGCGATTAAAAATGGCGGGGTGGCAGCGGCACAGGCTGGCGTGGGTTTTGAAACCCTCAACGCCGCCATACAGGTGCTGGCGGAGCGCGAAGTGAAAGGCGGCGAGGCCGGGATCGCGCTGCGTAACGTGATCCTGAATCTGGAGAAGGGAACTGATAAAACCCTGAAGCCTTCTGTTGTCGGGCTGAGTCAGGCGCTGGAGAACCTGGCCGGGAAAAACCTGTCAACAAAGCAGGCCGTGAAGCTGTTCGGGGTGGAAAACCTCAGCGCGGCATCCATCCTTGTGCAGAACCGCGAAAAGGTGGAGTCGCTGACCGCCGCTCTGACCGGTACGCAGACCGCGCATGAGCAGGCTGAAATCAGGGTAAATAATCTCAACGGCGATCTCCTCAGCCTGACTTCGGCTTTTGAAGGTCTGATTATTAAGGTGGGACAGAGCGGAAACGGTCCGCTGCGTAGTGGTGTTCAGACCGTTACCGATGCCATTAATGGCCTGACGGATAATTTTAATACGGTCGCCAACGTTGCGCTGTATACGCTGATTCCTGCTCTTGCGACAAAACTGACAGCAGGTATCAGGGGGAACATCGGTGCCTGGGTGGAGCAGCAGCAGGCAGTCAGGGCCAGCGCGATGGCGCAGGCCGATATGGCGCGAAAAACGCTGGAAAGTACCGCCGCCACGCTGGCACAGAATAACGCAGAATTCGGGCGTTATCGGGAAATGGAGAAGTCAGCAAGACTTCATAATCTGAATGTCAGCTATCAGAGCGAATTTAACCGCTTAATCCGGCAGGAAACCGAGCAGACACTGCTCTCCACCCAGGCAAAGAGCCAGCTGAATGCTGCCAATAAACAGCTTTCCGTTTCAGCCCGCGCAGCCTCTGCAGCAGTAGGTATGGCCAGAGGGGCGCTGGCACTTGTTGGCGGTCCGGTGGGGGCGGCGATGCTGGCAGGTTCGGCGTTGCTCTATTTCCATAATCAGGCGAAGAATGCCCGTCAGTCAGCGATTGACCTGAAAAATGCTGTCGTTGAAACGAATGAAGAACTTAAAAAACTGTCGCTTAACCAGCTCAACGTGAAGCAACTGGACATTGATGAACAGTTTGAGAATCAGGTTATTCAGCGAAATAAACTGATTAAAGAAATTCAGGATGCGGACAGTCGTATTGATGGGTTGAGCGGCTTCGACCCGTTCGGACAGCTTAAAGGCGTAAAGAACGATAAAACCCGCTACAAAGGGGATCTGGATGCCGTTGAACAAGGGTTAAAACTCCTCAAGGAGCGGCAAAAAATTGTCAAAGAGGCCATAGAACAGGCTAAATCAGGGAAAACTGATCCCACACCTAAGCCGGATAAACCGGGGAATGAAACAGGGAGCGATAAACCCGATACCCCCTGGACCGGGGAAGGCGGGGATACTGGTAAGGGGCAAAAGGCGAAGGTTAACCAGTATGAGCAACTGCGGCGTGAAATTGAAGCGGCGCATGCCTCAAGTCTCGGACGTATCAACCTGCAGGAGCAGGAAAGCGCCAGAAAACTCCTTGAAGCCGCCCGCGCGGACGGAGCCAGTGAAGCTGATATTCAGAAGACGCTGCTGCTGAATGCTGAAAATTATCAGAAACAGCGCCTCGAACTGGCAGAACAGTATGCGCCGGCCAGAGCCTCTCTGACGAAAGAGCGCGAAGCGAGTCAGGAGCTGAAATCACTCCTGAATGCCCGTCTTCTGGATGAAAAGGAATACCAGACGGCCAGAATTACGCTGGCGCAAAGTACGGCCCGCGAACTGTTACAGGCACAGGCAGCGGCAATGTTTGCCCCTCTGATTGATATCGCCGGCACGGTTGATCCTCTTGTTGAATTGCGTAATCAGCTGACTGAACGTCAGTCACTGCTGCTGGCTTTTTACCAGAACGATGCGATCAACAAAGAGCAGTACGAACTGCTGAAGCAAAAGGCTGACAAGGATTCTGCGGATGCACAGTACCAGACGGCGGTGGAGCTGTATAAGTCGCAGGGGAATCTGAACAGCCTTGCTATCGGCCTGATGGAAACCACTCAGGAGCGAACCTCCAACATGCTTACCGGCATGCTGAACGGGACGCAGACACTCCGGGACGGAATGATCGGGTTGTTTTCCTCCCTGACTCAGTCGGTGATTAAAAACCTTGTCGATATGGCGGCGCAGGCGCTGATTACCAACACCATCCTGAAATCCATTATGGGCATCGGCGGCAGTCTTTTTGGCGGCGCAGCCACCGCGAGTACCGGCACGGCCATCAGCAGTTTTGGCAGCAGTTTTAGCTTTAATGCGAAAGGCGGTGTCTATGATTCGCCCTCATTAAGTTCCTACAGCAACGGCATCTATGACAGCCCGACCCTGTTTGCTTTTGCAAAGGGAGCAGGTGTGTTTGGTGAAGCTGGTCCGGAAGCCATTATGCCTCTGGCGAAAACGACTGACGGTACGTTGGGTGTCAGGGCGCTGGGTGACCCGGGTTCCTCTGGTGGTGGTATGAATGGGGGGATTGCTTATTCACCTGTGTATCACATTGCCATTCAGAATGACGGGCAAAACGGGGAGACAGGGCCGCAGGCATCACAGATGCTGGTTAAGATGATTGATACGCGTGTCATGAGCATCCTGAGAACTCAGGGCCGCGATGGCGGCATGCTGGCGGGAGGATAAGTGAAAACCTTTCATTGGGCACCCAGGGAGGGGATGCAGTCGTCTGTTTCCCCTTCGGTGACAACCATTAAATTTGGGGATGGCTATGAGCAACGTCGTCCGACCGGACTCAACCATCAGTTAATTAACTTCCAGCCTGTTTTCCGTATCACGTCGGACAATTCCCGCACCGCACTTGAAGCGTTTCTGGCGGAGCACGGAGGATATAAAGCTTTTCTGTGGCGACCGCCAAAATACAACCGCACGATTAAAGTTGTCTGCCGGGAATGGTCTGTTACGGACAACGTCACGTATTCTGATTTCAGCTGTAAATTTGAGCAGGTTATTGCTTAAGGATCCTTATGCAGGATATTCCTCAGAACACCCTCAACGAAACCACGAAAACCGAGCAGTCTGCCCGTATTGATTTGTGGGAAATCGACCTGACGGCTTTTGGTGGCCAGCGTTACTATTTTTCAAATGAAGCGAACGAGAAGGGCGAGCCGGTCACCTGGCAGGGCCGGAAGTATGACGTTTACCCGATACAGGGAACCGGATTCGACCTTGTAGGGAAAGGGGCATCTGCCCGACCGACGCTGGCGGTGTCGAACCTGTTTGGCATGGTCACGGGACTCGCAGAAGATGTGCAGAGCCTGGTGGGGGCAACGGTGGTAAGGCGCGTGGTATACGCCCGTTTTCTCGATGCGGTGAACTTTACAGGCGGCAATCCGGAGGCCGACCCGGAACAGGAAGTGGTCAGCCGCTGGGTGATAGAACAGCTGTCGGAGCTGAAAGCCACCACGGCGACCTTCGTGCTGGCCACACCGACCGAAACGGACGGCAGCGTGTTTCCGGCGCGGATCATGCTGGCTGATGTCTGCAACTGGACCTACCGTTCGCAGGAGTGTGGCTATGCCGGGCCGCCTGTGGCGGATGAGTTTGATAAACCCACGGCAGACCCGGCAAAAGATGCCTGCAGCAAATGCCGTACCGGCTGCGAGCTGCGTAATAACCTGCCGCGCATCGGCTGCTTCCTCTCCATTAACCGTCTTTCCTGATGGATACACCCATGAACAAAACACTCCTGGCGCATGCCGCTGCATGCGCGCCGGCTGAATCGTGCGGCTGGGTGGTAAACACGCCTGCCGGGGATCGGTATTTTCCCTGCCAGAATCTTTCCGCTGAACCGACAATGTATTTCAGCATGGATCCGGCAGATTACCTTCAGGCGAAGACGGCAGGGGATGTGGTGGCCCTGGTCCACAGCCATCCCGATGGTCAGCCGTTTCTCAGCGATGTTGATCGCCGCCTGCAGGTACAGAGTGGCCTGCCGTGGTGGCTGGTCTGCGATGACCGGATATACAAATTTCGCTGCATGCCGTTTCTCACCGGGCGGGCATTTGAGCATGGCGTGACGGACTGTTACACCCTGTTCCGCGATGCGTACCATCTGGCGGGGATTGAGATGCCGGATTTTGTGCGGAAGGAGGACTGGTGGAAAAAGGGGGAAAACCTGTACCTGGATAATCTGGAGGCGACAGGTTTTTACCGGGTGAATGCCGCAGAGGCACAGCCCGGAGACATTCTGATGTGTTGTTTTGGTTCATCGGTTGCCAATCATGCCGCGATTTACTGCGGCAATGGCGAGCTGCTGCACCATATTCCTGACCAGCTGAGTAAACGTGAGAGGTATTCTGAAAAATGGCAACGCCGCACACACTCGATATGGCGACACCGGGCATGGCACGACTCTGCCTTCACGGGGATTTACAACGATTTGGTCGCCGCTTCAGCCTCAGGATAAAAACGGGGGCCGAGGCCATTTACGCGCTGGCTATGCAGGTTCCGGGGTTCCGGCAGAAAATGAATGATGGCTGGTATCAGATACGCATTGCAGGTCTGGATGTGGATGAAACCAGCCTGTCAGCCCGTCTGCATGAGCCGCTGCCGGACGGGGCCATTATTCATATTGTCCCGCGTATGGCAGGGGCAAAATCCGGTGGTCTGCTCCAGGTGGTGCTGGGTGCTGTGGCAATCGGCGCATCCTTTTTTACGGCGGGGGGAAGCCTCGCTCTGTGGGGATCCGCGTTATCTGCCGGTGCTATTTCGGCATCCTCGGTCCTGTTTTCTATGGGGGCAGCGATGATGCTGGGCGGTGTGGCGCAGATGCTGACGCCGCAGGCAAAAATCCCCTCGGCCAGGCAGACCGATAACGGCAAACAGAACACGTATTTTTCGTCACTGGACAACATGGTGGCACAGGGTAATGCCCTGCCGGTGTTGTACGGTGAAATGCTGGTCGGCTCCCGCACAATTTCCCAGGAAATCAGCACACGGGATGAAGGTGGCGGCGGGCAGGTGGTGATCATCGGTCGCTGACATTATTGCAGCATATTTATATTTGCACAGAACCGCCTCCGGGCGGTTTTTTCGTTTCAGAGGGAACAGATTATGGGTAAGGGTGGTGGCAGCAGTAAAACGCCGCATGAGGCTCCTGACGACCTGAAATCCAGCCAGATGCTGACCGTTGTTGATGCCATCTGCGAGGGACCAATTGAAGGTCCGGTGGACGGGCTGAAAAGTGTCAGAATTAACAAAACGCCGGTCCTCGACAGCGACGGTAATGCGATGGTTCACGGTGTCACTGTGGTTTACCGCGTGGGGGAGGATGAGCAGACCGCGATGGAGGGGTTCGAAGACTCCGGTGCGGAAACCCTGCTGAATGTGGAGGTGAAGAAGTCAGAGCCTGTGACCCGCACCATTACCACTAAAACGCTGGACCGCCTGCGCTTTACCTTTGGTGTGCAGTCGCTGGTCAGTACCAGCACCAAAGGCGATCGTAATCCTTCCAGCGTACAGATGCTGATCCAGTTTCGCCGGGATGGCCAGTGGCAGGTGGAACGGGATATCACCATTACGGGGAAAACGACCACGCAGTTTCTGGCATCCGTGGTGATTGATGATTTACCGCCGCGCCCGTTTGAAGTCCGCATGCTGCGTCTCACCGATGACAGCACGTCAGACCTGCTGCAGAACAAAACGGTATGGTCGGGTTATACCGAAATCATCGATGTGAAACAGCGCTACCCGAACACCGCCGTTATCGGGGTAAAAGTGGACGCGGAGCAGTTTGGCAGCCAGCAGGTCACGCGAAACTATCTCCTGCGCGGGCGTATCGTACAGGTGCCGTCGAATTATGATCCGGTAAAACGGACTTATTCCGGGCTGTGGGACGGGACGTTTAAACCCGCCTGGACAGACAATCCGGCCTGGTGTGTGCTGGATATGCTGACCCACCCGCGCTATGGCATGGGAAGTCGCATTGGTGTTGCCGATGTGGACAAGTGGGCGCTGTACGCCATCGCGCAATATTGTGATCAGTCCGTGCCGGATGGCTTCGGCGGGACAGAGCCGCGCATCACCTGCAATGCGTATCTGACGGACCAGCGTAAGGCGTGGGACGTGCTGGGGGATTTCTGTTCCCTGATGCGCTGCATGCCGGTCTGGAACGGGAGTACCCTGACGTTTGTGCAGGACCGCCCCGCAGATAAAGTCTGGACCTATACGCAGAGTAATGTGGTGATGCCTGCTGACGGTGCGCCGTTCGTCTACAGCTTCAGCGCCCTGAAAGAGCGTCATAATGCTGCCGAGGTCCGTTACACCGACCCGGACAACGGCTGGGAAACATCCACCGAACTGGTGGAAAACGATGCTGCCATCCGGCGCTACGGTCGCAACGTGCTGAAGATGGATGCATTCGCCTGTACCAGCCGGGGGCAGGCGCACCGCGCCGGACTGTGGGCTATCACCACCGAATTGCTGGAAACGCAGACGGTGGATTTTTCCGTAGGGGCTGAGGGGCTGCGACATGTACCCGGCGATATCATCGAGGTCTGCGACAGTGATTATGCCGGCGTGACCGTGGGCGGACGCGTCCTGTCGGTCGACAGCCTGTCCCGGACGCTTACGCTGGACCGTGAGGTGGAGATACCCGCAGGCGGCAATGTGGTGCTGAACCTGGTGGGCAGCGATGGCCAGCCTGTTACCGTCTCGATCACCGCGCACCCCACCCCGGACCGTGTGACCGTCAGCCAGTTGCCCGAGGGGGTGGCGGCGTACAGCGTGTGGGGGCTGAAACTGCCGACCCTGCGCCAGCGCCTGTTTCGCTGCGTGGCTATACGGGAGAACGATGACGGGACGTATGCCATCACCGCCGTGCAGCATGTTCCGGAGAAAGAGAGCATCGTGGACAACGGGGCGAAGTTTGATCCGTTGCCCGGAACCAGCATCACGAACACACCGCCCGCCGTGCAGCATCTCACCACGGAGATTCTGGCAGAGGACGGGCAGTATCAGGCGCGGGCGCGCTGGGATACGCCGCGCGTGGTGAAAGGCGTTAACTTCTCTCTGCGTCTGACGGTGAAAGCGGAAGATAACAGCGACCGCCTGACCAGCAGCCTGACCCTGAGCGAAACGGAGCACACCTTCCGCAACTTGACGCCGGGGCGTTACACCCTGACGGTCCGGGCAGTGAACAGCCAGGGCCAGCAGGGCGACCCCGCCAGCACGGATTTCAGCATCGCCGCGCCGGCTGTACCGTCTTATGTTGAGCTGACCCCCGGCTATTTCCAGATAACCGCCACCCCGCGCCAGGCGGTATACGACCCTACGGTGCAGTATGAGTTCTGGTTTACGGATACGCAGATTGCCGATATCCGCCAGGTGGAAACCGATGCGCGTTATCTCGGCACGGCGCTGTACTGGATTGCGGCCAGCAGCGGTATCAAACCCGGCAAGGATTATTACTTCTATATCCGGGCTGTGAACCAGGTCGGGAAATCGGCGTTCGTGGAGGCTAAAGGCCAGGCCAGCAATGATGCGGCGGGCTACCTGGATTTCTTCAAAGGGGAAATCACCGAAAGCCACCTGGGGAAAGAACTGCTGGAGAAGGTGGAGCTGACGGAAGACAACGCCAGCCAGCTGGATGAGTTTTCGAAAGAATGGCAGGACGCGAACGGCAAATGGAATGCCATGTGGGGAGTGAAGATAGAGCAGACCGAAGACGGGAAGCACTATGTGGCTGGTCTGGGCCTGAGTATGGAGGACACGGAAGAGGGAAAGGTGAGCCAGTTTCTGGTGGCCGCTGACCGTATCGCGTTTATCAATCCGGCGAATGGCAATGAAACTCCCGCCTTCGTGATGCAGGGTGACCAGATATTTATGAACGAGGTATTCCTCAAATATCTGACAGCGCCGAGCATCACCAGCGGCGGTAACCCGCCGACCTTTATGCTGACACCTGACGGCAAACTGACCGCCCGTAATGCGGATATCAGCGGCCATATCAGCGCGAACTCTGGTGCTCTCAACAATGTGACGATTGAGGAAAACTGCACCATCAAGGGGACGCTCCGGGCCGAGCGCATTCTTGGGGATATTGTTAAGGCAGCGGGCAGGGAGTTTCCTTACTTCCGTATACCCAACACAGGTGAAAAACGGTACGCCAACGGGACGTTGACAGTCGTGATTGACGATGATCAGTCTTTTGACCGACAGGTTTCCATTCCTGCTATTGCCTTTCAGGGAGCAGCGTATGAAAGCCAGACCAGTAATGATGTATGGGATGCCTGTACGCTGATTGTCAGGAAAAACGGGGTGGAGATATACAACCAGACAAGCATAGGTGTACCGGCCGTTTTTTCGCAAACACTGGATATGCCAGCCGGGAGCGGAAGGATGACGCTGAGCTTCAGCGTCAGTACTCGCGGCAACGACAGCGGCTGGCCACATTCCAGAATCAGTGACCTGCTGGTTATTGTGACGAAAAAGTCATCAGCCGGGATAACAATAAGTTAATGACAGAACCGCCTCCGGGCGGTTTTTTTATGGAGGTACTATGCCGGTACTCATATCAGGCATTCTCAGAGATGGTGCGGGAAAACCCGTACAGGACTGCACCATTCAGTTGAGCGCTAAGAAAACCAGCCCGACAGTTGTTGTGGAGGTGGTTTCATCCACTGTCACCGACGCGAGTGGCCACTACAGCATTGAGGCTGAACCGGGTTATTACAGTGTGTCACTGCTGCGGGAAGGTTTTCCTCCCTCCGTGGCCGGTGACATTTACGTGGTTCCGACCGATGCGCCGGATACCCTGAATGCGTTTCTCGATGCGCCGAAGGACGCGGACCTGCGTCCGGAGGTGATGAAACGCTTTGAGGAAATGGTAAACCGCGTAGTGGATTTGAGCGGTGCAACAGAGAAGGATCGAGAACGCGCCGAACAGGCCGCACAGTCAGCGGAACAAAGTAAGGATTCAGCGGTATTGTCTGCAACGGCATCGGCAGAGTCACAGCGGCAGGCGGCACTCTCTGCAGATGCTGCTGATGCGTCAGCCCGCTCAGCTGCCGATAATGCCCGACAGACAGCACAGGATGTTCTGGCCAGTGCAGCGGATGCTGATAGTGCGGCAAAGTCTGCACAGACAGCGACGGAGCAGGCCGGTCAGGCTAAAATCGCCGCTGAGACGGCACAGAAAGCGCAGGAGGAAGTGGGAGTTTCGGCACAGTCTGCTGCGGGAAGTGCCGGCAGCGCAGCAGCGTCAGCACAAACAGCAGGTGAGCATGCCGGCAATGCAGCCGCATCTGAAGCCTCAGCGCGTGAAAGCGCCCTCACGGCCACGCAGGCTGCAGAGCAGGGTAATAACAGCGCGGCAGCTGCGGCTCTGAGTGAACAGCATGCCAGAGAGTCCGGCGAAAAGGCTGCTAAATCAGAGGCTGCGGCATCAGCCAGTGCTAAATCGGCATCTTCAAGTGAAGCATCAGCCCTGCAGTCAGCCGAAACGGCTGAGAATCAGAAAAATGCAGCCACTGAGAGTGCCAACCGCGCAGAACAGGCCAAAGATGATGCGTTGACTTCCCGGAACGAGGCAGTGGAAGCCGCTGAAACAGCTGCGACAGACGCTGCAGAGAAAGCTGCCGGCAAGGTTTCGGCGCAACTGAAAGCTGCTGTAGCCGATGATACTCAGCGCGCGGAAGCCGCGATGACTGGTGCTGAAAGTGCAGTTGAAGCCTCACAGGGATATCGTGATGAAGCGAGGGATATTGCTGAAAGTCTGAAGCTGGGAGATGCCAGCACAACGCAGAAAGGGCTTGTGCAGTTAAGCAGCGATGACGACAGCGACAGTGAAGCCCTTGCAGCGACACCGAAAGCCGTTAAAAAAGTCAAAGATCTGACGAACCTAAAAGCCCCGCTGGACAGCCCTGAACTGACGGGAACGCCAATCACTCCCACTCCACCACTGACCATTAACAACCAACAAATTGTTAATGCTGAGTTTGTTCACGCAGCTGTTGCAGCGCTGGTTGGCTCATCCCCGGAAGCCCTGGACACCCTGGCTGAGTTAGCTAATGCATTAAACAATGATCCCAACTTTGCAACGACGATACTTAATGCGTTAGCGGGTAAGCAACCCCTTGATGGTACGTTGACAAATCTGAGTGGAAAAGATGTAGCAGGTCTTCTCCAATACTTTGGTTTAGTAGAAACGATAAATCGCGCTGCCGGATCGCTGCAAAAAAAACAGAATGGCGCGGATGTACCACAACCTGACTGGTTTGTAAGAAACATCGGAGCTGCACGTGCTTTCAGCGGAACGGTAAGCATTGGTGGGGGCGGTAACTGGACAACAGCGGAGTTTATCGTCTGGCTCGAATCCCAGGGGGTGTTTAACCATCCGTATTGGGTATGTAAAGGTTCCTGGTCATACGCAGATAACAGGGTGATTACTGATACCGGGTGCGGGAATATCAGTCTTGCTGGTTCAGTAGTTGAGGTTATGGGAGTGCGTGGCGCGATGACTATTCGTGTCACCACGCCAACTACCACCGCAGGAAATGGAACGCCCTCTGCCCAGTTTACCTACCTCAATCATGGCGATGGTTACCTGCCAGGCTGGCGCAGGGATTTTAACACGGCAAATCCTCCTTATGAGTATTACCCCGTAGGCGCCCCCATACCATGGCCTTCGGATATACCGCCTGCAAACCATGTGCTTATGCAGGGTCAGGCGTTTAATAAATCTGCCTACCCATTACTTGCTGTGGCATATCCAACGGGTGTTATTCCTGATATGCGTGGCCAGATGATTAAGGGCAAACCTGATGGTCGTGCTGTCCTGTCTCAGGAGCTGGACGGCATTAAGTCACACGACCACGGCGCAACGGTCGCAGCTACCGACCTCGGAAACAGCGATACAACGGGATTTGATTACGGTAATAAATCTGTTTCGGCTTTTGACTATGGCACGAAATCAACAAACAGCGGAGGCGAACACGCCCACTCGTTAGATGTTTATTTTCTCAACACCTCCCAGCAGGCAGCGAAAGTCGGTGCCGGTGGTCAGTGGGCTGGCGGGGTGGGAACTCAGGGAACTTATGCAGGTGGGGCGCATGCTCATTCTGTTGGTATTGGTGCGCACGACCACATTGTAGGAATCGGAGCGCATGCCCACTCTGTCTACATTGGTGCGCACAGCCACGGCGTGACCGTTTCGCCGTCTGGTCATGCAGAAAACACCGTAAAAAATACCGCATTTAATTATTTAGTGAGGCTTGCATAATGGCTTTTAAAATGACTGATTCAAACCGGGTAATTACAATCTATAACCTTTCATCTTCGACGAATGAATTTATCGGTCAGGGTGATGGTTATATTCCGGCAAATACCGGATTGCCTGCTTTCAGTACAGATATTGCCCCACCGTCAGCACCGGAGGGATTTATTGCAGTATTTAATTCTGATTCTACTAAATGGTCACTGGTTGAAGACCATCGCGGGAAAATTGTCTACAGCATCCACTCGGGGGAAGCAACCACAATTAATCAGTTAGGCGCACTACCGGATGATGTTGTTTCCATTGCGCCCGAAGGCCATTTTGTTAAATGGGATGGAAAAAAATGGGTGCATGATGCTGACGCAGAAAAAACAGCGCAGATTACGCAGGCGACACAGCAAAAAGAAAGCCTTCTTGCTCTGGCAGCTTCAAAAATCGCACCTTTACAGGATGCAGTTGATCTGGATATTGCAACTAAAGCGGAAGTGGAACTTTTACTGGCGTGGAAAAAATGCCGTGTCTTGCTTAATCGAGTAGATACCTCAAAGCCGGAATGGCCCCCACTCCCGGATACTAAAGCCAGTTGATAAGGTGCCACCGCTTCGTCGTATGCAAGAACGGGCGGCGGCGAACTGGCGAACGTTCGATAGTGCGAATATTGAATGATTTCGAATCGCGGTGAATTGTATGCAAGTGTACTAACTCAGACTCAAACCGACAGTCCGCTTTGAGCGAGGAGCAGAAGTTCGTAATCCCTTTAGACAATCCTCCAGGGAGGTTATGATAAAAGATACAGCCATAAAGCATAAAGGGAGTGGACATGACATTGTTTGAGGAATGTAAGGAACTGCTCAAGACAGATTTTAATGTTGTGGAAGGGGATGATTTGAGCGCGATAATGGATATTTTTCATCAATATCCATGGCATAGCGGTAATCTCAGATGGTCGGAAATGGACTTCAGCGATTATGAACTTAGTCATGATATGTTTAACGGGGGCGGTTTAGGCAATGAAACTGTATTTGTCATAGCGGATGATGCGAATGTACCCGTGTTCAGAACCCATCTACAACTCATTGTCGATAATATCTACGACGTCATCGCCATATCACCTAACCTATTTATTTTTAATGATAAAATAATGATTAAACCTTTATTCCCTCATAATTATATACGGTTTGGTCTGCGAAAGTGA